TGAAATAACATCGTTATCTCCTCCTTATGAATCTATCTTATCATCATAGTTTTCTAAAAGTCAACAAGTTTTTTACATAAAAAAAGAAGCCCCGAAGGACTTCTAATCTCTTACTCCTCTACGAAGTTAATGTAAGATGAGTCGTTATATACCCACTGATTTCCACCTAAGTTTAACCAGCCGTTTTGTTTTGCCCAAACGATGTACGATTCACCAAAATTTAACTTACGGAAGATAGAGTATCCAGTACCAGCACCGCTACGTAAGTTCACGTTATTACCACGGATGTAAGCTGTACCGATTGGTTCTCCACTAGCTGATGGCTTTTCCACTGGTTTAGAAACTCCAGCAGCGCGCTCGAAGCGAACGAATGAAGAATCGTTTTTAACCCATTGGTCGCCACCTAAGTTTAACCAACCATTTACTTCCGCCCAAACGATGTACGATTCTGGAGCGTTTAATTTACGAATTACGTCGTATCCTGTTCCAGCACCTTTACGTAAGTTCACGTTTGTTCCAGTTATGTATGCTGTACCGATTGAACCGTCAGAGTTTGTTCCGCCACTAGAGCCTCCAGAACCTCCTCCGTTATCTACTGCACCGCCATTGTCCGCAGGTGGTTTTTGTCCGCCTACTACATCGTATAACTCGAAGTGAGGGTAATCTTTGAATGAAACCCAGTCTCCGCCCCATTTGAAGCCTTGACCTTTCATTGCTGCGATAACCTTACGGAAATTACCTTCAACTGTCCAGATTACGTCAGAGCCATCTTGTGTGTACAAGCATAAGTCTACCGCTACTCCGTAGTTGTGGTTCGATTGTCCGCCTCGTGCGTTTGTTACGATGTTACCCGGTTTAGTACGACCTTGTGCGTATAAAGCATTCTGTTCAGCAAATGAACGGAAACCTTGTGCTACGCAGATATAGATACCTTGTGCATGCATTTGTGTAATAACAGCGCGGGTACGGTCTGCTACGTCTTTACGCATACCTGAGATATTTAACTTACGGTTCGCCTTGTCGATTAAAGTTTGTAATGACATTGCCATTCTACTTCCACTCCTTATTTTTTATTTACTACTCTACTAATATAAAAGACAGGGATAGTTACTCCCTATCTCTATTATACCATACTTAGACTACCGCAGCTCCCGTCGCGTCCACCCATCCGTTGTTATCCTTGTTACGCCAGATAGGTTTATTCAACGTAGTATCGAAGAACGGTTGTCCTACGTATGTACCTGTTGTTGGACGTGCAGCTCCAGATGTGATTAAAGGTATCGTCACTTTTCCGGTAGCGTCCGGGTTATTACCATTTACAGACTGAACAAGACCAGTTACCTTTCCGTTTGCATCTGGGGTTAAGCTACTATTAATAGTTTTTACAAACCCCGTCGTACTAGGAATTGTAATCGTTACGTTTCCGTCTGTACCCGGCTTTGTACCATTAACACTCTTGACCATTGCTTTTATGTCTTCCTTCGTTGCGAAGTCTCCGGTAGGCGCACCATCTACTTGCACGTTCCCTTTGTCGTCCGGAGCTTTACCATTTACTGTTTTAACAGCACTTAGTAAGTCCATCTCCATTTCTCTTATTTTCTTTTCCGGGGAGCCATCATACATATTATCTCTAAGCATTTTCTAGTCCCTTCCTTTCCTTTTATCTACTGTACTAATATAACAGTAGTCTGGAAAATTCTAGTAACCTTTATTGAAAATGTCTGTAGATTGAGGTCGCATAATGTCTACCGTTGTGTATGCAAAAGCGTTTTCTTGCTCTTTCGTTATGTACGGTTCCAATACGTGTTCCATACCAACCATAGAGTATACAGAAGACTGAGCAAAATGGTCGTCACCTTTGTCCATAATAATCTGATAAATTGCTTTTGTTTTCTCATCTTCTTCATCTCGAATTACCACGTTTTTCCAATGTTCAAGATATAAAGCTAGTTCTCTGTCCATTGTGTTATAGAATCCTAGACGACCCATCTTCATATCAGAAATATGTTTTTTATTTTGTGTTAGTTTATCGACTGTAACCATGTTACGTTGCTCTGACCATACCGGGTTAATTTGCCCAGTAGAACGAGGGTTCGGGTTAACTTTAACACCGTAAGCTACACCAGCACCGAAATGTTGGATTAACTTGTCCACGTAGTTACCAGAGTCACCGATATCGGCACAGATAATATCGGGTTGGTAAGGGATTAACTCAACTATGATTCTCTCTAAATCCGCCTCGATGTTTGCTACACCTCTAGCTCGTTCAACAGAGAACATACGAAGCATGTCGATACGTCCGTCATCTTTAAATCCACGAACTGTAACCCAGTGACGATTACCCCAGTCAATACCTACAGAAATGAATCGGTAGTCTCCTCTATTCATTAGTGGAGCTGAGTAGTAATCGCGCATGTTATTTGTAATATCTCTATCTTGAACAGCTAATGCAACGTCCTGATACGGATAACCTAAAACGTAGTTGTAAAAATGCTGTTTAGATTTCGCTTCTAATTCCTTACGTTTTAAAGCATCAGCACTAAACCATACCGCATTTAACTGTGTGATTAAGTATCCACGCGTACCTTGATTATTAATACTTCTATCCGGGAACTCTGCTACCCATTCTCCGTTGTACCATCTGTCTAACGTCTTACCACATTTCTGACAAACGAATCGGTATGTACCATCTCGAACTGTTTGAGCAAGAACATCTACACCGCTCTCATCCATACATTCAAT